TCGATGAGAGTTCTTCGTTTAAGAACCCGCAGGCAAAACGGTTTAAGGCGATTCGTAAACTTCGACCATTGTTTAAGCGTATCGTCATTTTAACAGGTACACCGGCACCGAATACCTTGCTTGATATTTGGGCGCAGATGTATCTATTGGATGGAGGTGAACGATTAGGCAAGACGATTACCGAATATCGTACCCGGTATTTTACACCGGACAAAACCAACGGGCATGTCGTGTACAGTTACCGATTACTGCCAGGCGGTGACAAGGCGATATTCAGTAAGATGCAAGATATCTGTATGAGCTTAAAAGCGAAGGACTATCTTACACTACCTGAACGTATCGAAAACGTTATCACAGTAGAGATGGACCCGAAAGAATGGGAACTCTATAAACAGATGGAGCGTGAGCACGTGCTTAGCTTAGCCAGTGATGACGATGTGAGCGCATTGAATGCGGCAGCACTCGCCGGTAAATTGTTACAACTAGCGAATGGATCCATTTATAACGATGACGGTGAAATCGTAGTTGTCCATAACGAGAAGATTGAACGCTTGAAAGAATTGGTAGAAACAAACGAAGGAAAACCGATGTTAGTGTTCTACAACTTCAAACATGACCTTCAATCGATTAAAGAAGCGTTCCCGAAAGCCGTTGAGCTTAATACCGATGATGACGTAGAGGAGTGGAACAAGGGCAACATTCAAATGTTACTTGCCCATCCCGCATCAGCAGGGTACGGCTTAAACCTTCAAGCCGGCGGTAATATCATCGTATGGTATGGCTTAACTTGGAGCCTAGAGCAGTACCAACAAGCGAACGCAAGGTTACACAGGCAAGGACAAACACAACCCGTGATTATCCACCACCTAGTAACAAAAGGCACGATGGACGAGCAAGTCATGAAAGCATTAGAACGCAAAGAAGCAGGGCAGGACGCCCTCTTGGAAGCTATTAAATATCGTAAAGAATTGTATAAGGAGTAGAACTATGCAAAAGAAATGCAGACGATGCGGAGACACATTTACAGTAAAAACACATGAGGACTATTGCACAGAGTGTGAGAAAGTTATGACACCCCCTGGCGCAGGCGTTAGTAAAGAGTTAACCTATGAGGGATGCGGGGCGACCTTTATTCACAAAAAAGAAAAAGCGCAAGGTCGTTGGCCTAAATATTGTCCGGAGTGTCTACCTAAGTATTCGAAGGTACCTAAGAAGAAAGATGTGCAGGCTATCGCTGAAAAGGTAGTGCAAACTATCGAGGGGCAGGAAGTTAAGACCATCGAATTGCCTAAGAACGAAGATGTCATCAACCATCCTTCACACTACACACGGGGCAAGATTGAGGTTATCGATTTTATCGAGGATCAACAGCTTCCTTATCATCTAGGTAATGTTATCAAGTACATCGCAAGAGCAGGGTATAAAGGGGATAAACTCGAAGACCTAAAAAAAAGCGCGGTGGTACTTAGACCGATACATCAAAGGGGTAATGCAGCATGAGTGATTATAAAGAAAAGGCGACTGCGTATCTGCAAGATATAAAGATGATAGCCATACGTATTCAATCGCTACGGCAAGATATTCGCAAACTGCAGTATGATATCATCACCCTATCGGCGATTGATTATTCTAAAGACCGAGTATCAGGGGGTGGTACTCCAGCAGGTCTTGAAGGCGATGTGGCTAGACTTGTAGATACGGTAGATGCCAAAAAACGGGAGATAGCAAAGCTTATTGCTAAAAGGGAAGAAGCAAGGGCTTTAATTGAACAAATAGAATGTATACCAGGGCGTATTATATTAGCGCAAGAGTACATTAACGGGGCATTCCCTAAGAAAGTACAAGCGATGATATATTACGAAAAAAGCAGTTACTTCAATTTAAAAAATAAAGCGTTGAACGAATTAGGGGAACTCCTTTCATAGTGGAGTACTTTGGAGTGTTTTGGAGTATTTTGGACTTAAATGAACCGACTTGACATAGTATAATGTAGTTGTGAAAGGTGTCATTAGTCATCTAACACAAATCCTCTCTTATACACAACTCGGCAAAAAGCACGGTGATGAAGACCGTGCTTTTTGTTGTATGTAGCATTGTAAATACAGGGGCCCGTATTTATGGTGTAGGCGATCGCGTAAGCTAAGGAGAGGGAATATGTAAAAATGAAATTTACCGCACAATGAAACCAGGGCGAGCCGAATTTGTCCACAGAATAATACTAAGCTTATACATTATGAGCTTGCCCTGTATCGTTGTACGCTGACATCTGATGACTAGAACTAGTAGTCCTCCAATAACTATATAGCCTAACAACAACCAACTAGTCATCGGATTTGAGCGTACAAAGTATTAAGGTGAAAAGGTATGAGCACAGAAGTCAAATGCATTAAACGTAAATGCCTGAATAATAAGAACGGCGTTTGCACAGCAAAACTAATTGAATATGACGGCCTGTGTCAAACGTATATCACACACGACCACGCACACAAAAGTAATTGTGGATTATGCACTCGTTCGCACGGCCGATTTAAGAGAAACAGCCGTGATGTATTAAGATAGCCAGGAGGTGAGATAGTGGCCGAGTTAAGGAACAAGAAGCATGAAAAATTTTGTAATGAATACATTAAGGACATGAATGCGACGCAAGCTGCTATTCGCGCCGGGTACTCTGAAAAAACAGCAGGTGTGCAAGCATCCAAATTGTTAAAAATAGTTAACATCAAAACGAGGGTCGCTGAATTACGGGAAGCCTACTTCAATGAAAACATCATGACGGCTCAGCAGGTCGAGTATGAGTTAACAAGGATTGCCCTGGGGCTCTCAAATGAAAAGCAAGTGGTTATCGAGGGCACAGGGGAAGGATGTTCCGAAGCTCGCATTATCGATAAACCGCCTGACGAGAAGTCAAGGCTAAAAGCCCTGGAGCTAATGGCTAAACGCCATAGAATACTTAGCGGTGATACGACTATCGATATTAAGCCTGTACTCATCGTAGGTGGTGACGATATTGCAGACTAATAGAGTGTACTTGCCTGATATCGTCGGCAAGGGATATGGTGTTTTTTGGCGGTTCAAAGGTCGTTATAAAGTAGTCAAGGGCAGTCGTGCCAGTAAGAAGTCTTCTACTCAGTCTCTAAAAGTTATCATAGAGATAATGGAGAACCCTTGTATAAACTGGCTAGTCGTTCGTAAGACAGAACGGACTTTGCGTGACAGTTGTTTCGCGCAACTCAAATGGGCTATGCGCCAGTTAAAGGTGGAGCGGTACTTTAAATGTTCCGTATCTCCACTTGAGATAACGTATATTCCAACAGGACAGAAAATCTTATTTCGTGGTCTCGATGATCCGTTAAAGGTAACGTCCATTACTGTTGAAGTTGGTGCCTTGTGTAGGCTGTGGATTGAAGAAGCTTACGAGATTATGAGTGAGGATGCGTTCAACAGACTGGACGAATCTATTCGCGGCCAGTTACCCGACGGCATGTATCACCAGGTAGTGCTTACGTTTAACCCGTGGTCTGATAGGCACTGGTTAAAGAAACGCTTTTTTGACGAGCCTAGTGAAAACGTGCTGGCCATGACTACGAATTACCTGTGTAATGAGTTCCTGAGTGATTCTGACTTAGTGTTATTCGAGGAAATGAAGAAGAACCCTAAGCGGTATCAAGTAGCGGGGCTCGGTAATTGGGGCGTTGTTGAAGGCCTGGTTTACGAAAACTGGAAAGAACAAGAATTTAATGTCGATGTAATAAGAGGTCAAACCGGTATCAAGTCCGCGTTTGGCCTTGATTTTGGTTATACAGTAGACCCTACAGCGCTAGTGTGCATGCTAGTTGATATGGAGAATAAGAAAATCTACATATTCGACGAGCTGTATGAAACAGGGCTTACGAATCAACAATTAGCGTCTCGTATCATTGATATGGGTTACGCAAAAGAGAAGATTCGAGCCGATAGTGCTGAGCCTAAATCCATTGAGGAATTATACCAGGCGGGGCTAAAAGGAATAACCAGGGCACGCAAGGGTAAAGACAGCATATTAAACGGCATTCAGCGAATACAAGACTACGAATTAATCGTTCACCCAAGATGCGTTAATGTGCTGCGTGAGTTATCCACGTACCAATGGGCGAAGGATCGC